CCGCTAATGGCTACCGATTCAGTAGACTTCAGAGGCGCTGTTGGAACCTTCTTTGCTGCGGGTTGGGGCACGACTACTCCGATTGCATGGCCGGGACGGGATTACGCACCGCCTGCGAGTCAGAGCAGTTGGGTTAGGTTGACGGTTATTGAGAGTGATACTCGTCAGCATGAGATTGGCACCGTCTCGCAGAATCAGTACCGGGAGTCGGGGCTGGTTATAGTACAGGTGTTTACGGAGACTAATCAGGGTGATGGACCTGCCCTGACGCTGGCCGATCAGGTGGCGACTATTTTTCGTAAGCAGAGTGTAGCGTACACGAATGGACGCGCAATTTTTAGGGCACCGCAAGTGAGGGTAATTGGACCCAACAGCGATGCCGCATGGTTTCAGGTTAATGTGTCGATACCGTATATTCGAGACAACATTGCTTAGGGCTGCAAGCTAGGAGAATGAAATGAGTACAGCAGGTTACAACGCCGGTATTGATAGTAGTGACGTAACAGTCAGCTTCATCACCGAAGCGACATGGAATGTAGTTCCGAATACTCCGACGTTCCAGTACGTCCGTCTAACGGGTGAGGGGCTATCGGAGACGAAGAGTCGAGCACGTCCGGGTGAAATTCGAGCAACTGGTGACGCCGCTCACGCTATTACACAGCAGGTAGAGGCGGGTGGTTCGTTGAACTTCGCGTTCAGCTACGGCACGTATGACACGTTCCTTGAAGGAATGATCAACAGTGCTGTATTCCCGGCTGACCTTGCGATCACGTCTGTTGCGACGACAGGTATCATCACAGCTTACGACGGGGACACAACTCCGTTGCCGACTGCGGGCGGTACTGCTGCGGGCTTTGCCACGAACAGTACCTCGTTGCTTGACAGCATTACTGCTGGTCAGTGGATTCGAGTATCGGGCTACGGCAACGCAACTGACGGCCTGTACCGCGTGCTCGCTGTTGACACTGCCAATGACGAGATTCAGGTCAGCAAGACGGAAGGAGCTGGTTCTGTAATGGTTGATGCTTCAGCGTCCACTGGTACGGAAGTCCACATTCAGGGCAGCATGATTCGAAACGGAACGACAGTATGTTCGTACCAGATCGAGAAGCAGCTCGCAGCAGCTCTGTTCTTGAACTACGGTGGGGCGTACATCACAAGTGCGAACATCTCGGCTCAGGTAGGCAACTTCATGGAAGGCTCGTTCGACTTCTTCGCAGCACAGGAAGCGAAGGGAACGACTACGCTCAGCACGGGTGGTACGCCTACAGCAGCGCCTACGGGTAACGTTATCGACACGGTTGCTGGCTTCAGCAAGCTCGAAGTCGGTGGGGCAGCGATTGCAGCCGTTGCTCAGGGTATCGACCTTAGCATCACGAAGGAAGGTGCTCGCGGTCAGTACGGTCTGGGCAACGCAGCAGCTCAGGGTATGGCTCGTGGTACGTTGACAGTAAGTGGTACGCTCAGCGTGTACTTCACTGACTTCACGCTGTACGACTTGTACAAGAACGAGACTGACTCGCTTGTATCGTTCGCGGCTGTTGATCAGGCCGGTGACGGTTACATCTTCACGCTGCCAGCAGCAACGTTGATGAACCCGAGCATCGTAGCCGGTGGCCCGGACACGGACGTAGTATCGGAGTTTGAATTGGAAGGTAACCCTGCCCCTGCATCGGATACGGTGTACAGCGGCGTTACAATCCAGATCGACAAGATTCCAGCAGCGATCTAAGATAGCTACTGGGTAGGTGTAACCGACCTACATTATAGGTGATATGACCTACAATGTAGGTGGATTAGAAATTGCAATCAGTTGCAAATGATAGGAGGCACGAAATGACAATCTTTATGTAGCGCAATAAAGCGCGAAGGAGAAAGTCATGTCTGGTATCAAAGCCAAAGGCGGTAAGAAGAACCGCAAGTATGGCCGCAACAGAAAATGGTGTGAAGCGTACCGTGCCCGTGGTCAGAAAGAGATCAACAAAGCACGCAAGCAGAAGCGCCGAGCAAAGAAGTAAGACAGGCGGGGGCACAATGCCCCCTGACCTTTTCACGATGATAGGAGACAGAGATGTCGAGTTTGTACAAGATGTTTGCCTCGGACGAGGTATTGGAGAAGCAGGGCGTATTGCTGAACTACGGTGATGTGCGGTTCTTGATTGCACGAGCAGGCGGCGGTAACCGCAAGTTTGCAGAAGTGTTCAAGGAAAAGGCCAAGCCGTTCCGCTATGCGATTGACCACGGTCAGTTGTCAGAAGAGGACAGCAACCGGATCATGGCTGAGGTGTATGCTGAATCCGTTGTGCTGGGTTGGGAGTCAGTCGTCCGGGATGAGAATGGCAAAGTAGTCAACGATGCCAAAGGAAAGCCCAAGCTCCAACAGAAGATCGAAGGAAAGGATGGTAAGATGATGCCTTTCACGGTCGAGAATTGCACGCAGTTGCTCTGCGACTTGCCGGAACTGTTCCGGGATGTTCAAGGAATGGCTGCGAAGGCTGAGAACTTCCGTAAGGCGGAAGATGAGGCCGACGAGGGAAACTTGGAAAAGTCCTAAAATGGGAGCTGGAGTGGGGACCACAGGTAAAGTTCCTGACCAAACTCCAGCTAACGACGGGGGAGACCCCAAAAGCCCTGAAGGACAGACCCAATTTGACTCGGTGGACCGCTGAGTACTACGCAGCATTTAATGTACTCAGCGACTCGCGGCAACTGACGCAGGGTGGTCTAGGTCCGATCCCCCTGACAGAAGTGGCAGCGTATATGGAAATGTTCCACATTAACGATGTGGACGAGCGGGAACGTTTTATCAGGATGATAAAGGCCCTAGACCGTGTGTTTATCACGCACACGAATGGTAAGTTGAAAGCTGAGCGGGAGAAGCGCCAAAAGGCACCTCGTAAGGCACGGGGCAAACGAGCAAGGTAATGGCTGAGCAATATAGCGTTCTCGTAGGAATTGATAGCTCTCTAGCTGTAAAAGGCGCGAGAGAGTTTGATATGGCCTCGAAGAAGGTACAGAACTCAGCCGAGGGTATGGGTAAGAAGGTCAAGAAAGGCGAGGAGGCTTTCGTTGGTCTTGGTAACGCAGCCTTCAGACTACGCCGTGCTCTCGGTGTCATTGGTATCACTGGCGTTGCTACCGCTATGATCAACGCGGCACGCTCAGCCGCAATGTTCGAATCTGCAATGGCAGAAGTCGGCACTCTTATTGACGATTCGTACGACCCGACCAACAGACTGACTGAAGAAGTCAAGAATCTGTCGAAAGAATACGGTCAGGCCCCAGTCGCGCAAGCAAAAGCCTTGTATCAGGTCATCTCGGCTGGTGCTACGGATGCAGCGGACGCTACCCGGACACTTGACGCAGCTAACAAGCTGGCTGTCGGTGGTCTTACCTCGGTAGAAACTGCTGCTGACGGCTTGACATCCATCCTGAACTCGTACGGTCTGGCGGGTGAGTACGCCACAGACGTGTCTGACGCCATGTTCGTCGCTATGCGGGCTGGTAAGACGACTATTGGCGAGTTGTCCGGGGCCGTTGGTCTTCTAGCCCCTATCGCAGCACAGGCAGGAGTAAGTATTGATGAGATGCTTGCTTCTACGGCTGCTCTTACGAAAGGTGGTCTGTCTACAAGTCAGGCTATGACCGGTCTGCGACAGTTCATTGTCGGTATCGTCAAGCCTACGAAGGAAGCAGCAGACGCAGCTAAGCGTATGGGTCTGGACTTCAGTGCTACGGCCTTGGAGACGAAGGGCCTTGTTGGCTTCATGGAAGACCTGAAGACAGCCACAGGCGGCAACACAGACAAGATAGCCCAGTTGATCGGCTCTGTTGAGGGCATGAACGCAGCGATGGCCTTGACCTCAGACGGTGGTATGGCCGACCTGCTTCAGATCAACGCTGACATGGCCGACAAGGCAGGAGAGACCAAGCTAGCCTTCGACAAGATCAGTGCGACTGCTGCGCATCAGGCTAGTGTATTGAAGTCCCAGCTTACGGTTGCTTATCAGGAGTTGGGCACAAAGGGACTCGGTGTGATAGCACCTCTGTTGAAGAAGGTGAACGAGAACTTTGACGAG